CGGGTGAGATTGCATTTCAAAGTGGTTCATCATCTGTTAATACTGGAGCACTTTTTATTGTAAGTGGAGGAAATTCAGGATTCTCCGGAGGAATTAGTGCTGGCGCAGGGTATGCTGCTACTGGAATTGGTGGAGACTTCTTTTTTTATCTTGGTGGTGGTTCAACAGATGATGGAAATTTTTATTTCTCAGATTCAGGCGGAAGCAATTTTATACATTGCAAAACAGCCACACCAGCAGGGGCGCTACAAATCGGTTTCTTTAACGCAACCCCCGTAGTCAAACCAGCCCCCACAGCCTCTGGCACTCAAGCCGTACTTGATAGCGTTGTATCCAGCCTAAACAGCCTTGGGCTTGTTGACTCTGCCGCACTCACCAACGCAACCGTCATTACCCCCGCTGGCGCAGACACCCAGATTCAGTTTAACAACGCTGGGGTGCTGGGCGCAAACGCCAATTTGACCTACAGCAGCACACTCAATACGTTGTCTCTTGGCCCAGCAACAGGAACGGCAACCTTTACCACTCGCGCACCAAGCACCGCACAGAACCCAAGCACTCTGGTCATTGCTGCACAAAACAGCATCAGAACTGCTGGGACAAGTTTTGGCGGGGCATTGACGCTGCGTTCGGGTAATGGACGTCCTACAGGTGCTGGTGGTGGTGGCGCATTGTCTATTACATCAGGCAACGCTGGCACTACTGGAGCGGGTGGGACTATTAACATTACCGCAGGGGCTGGTGGCACGACATCTGGTGATGGCGGTGCAATCAACATTCTTGGAGGTAGCCCTACTTCCGGTCTTGGCGGTGATGTAACTGTTCGAGCTGGCCCTGCCGCAGTTCTATTCCTTGAAGGAGGTAACAACCCCAACGGAAACGGAGGGGATGTACGAGGACAAGCGGGTCAAGGTTCTGGTGCTGGTATATCTAGTGGCGGTAATTTTGATTTTACTGGTGGGCAAGGCAACGGGGCTGCAGGCGGCGACGGGGGCTCATTGTTTTTTGCGGGTGGTGGCGGCTCCGGTAGCGGCGCGGGAGGTAATGGTGGCTCTAACACTTTTTTCAACGGAGCAGCAGGAACCGCCGCAAACTTGGATGGCGACATATTTTTTTACCTATCATCCTCAGCAGGAGCACCCGGTTCCATACGATTGAATAGTTCGTTTGGCACATCTGCGATTGAAGTAACTCAAAACGCAGGCACAAGCGCAACGGAGATAGGTTTTTTTAACGCAACGCCTGTCGCACAACCCACAGCAGTTCCTGTCACCGCAGCAGGCATCCACGCTGCGCTCGTTTCTTTAGGACTTATTACATAATGGCAATCATCAAACAACTCACCAACGCTCAAGGCATCGTCTATGAGTATCACAGAGTTAACTCGGTCATCATTGACGCGCAGGACAACTTGTTTGCCACGGTGTCGTCATTCCTCACCGCAGACCGCGCCACAGACAAAGATCGACCTGTTGACCGCTTCTCTGTCCAGATTTTCACGCCTATCACCACAGGTCTTGTTGCCACGGCAGAAACCTTGCTGGTCGCTGATGCCAACTGCAAGTTGTTTGGCGGCACGGTTACGCCAGACGTCGTCGTATCCGATCTGGATAAGGCCAAGACCAAGAAGAAGGCTGAGATTGCTTCTGCCAGATCCGTTGAGATGTACGCCGACAAGGCCACCTCGCTGGGTACGTTCGGCAGCACAGAGTCGGACAACAACAAACTGAGCATCGCCATCCAAGTCACGCAACTGGCGGCGGCAGCAGGCCAGCCAGCCGTTTGCGGTTACAAAGACGTGAATGGCGTGTACTCGGTCTACACGCTGGCCCAGTTGGAGCAAATCGCCTTGGATATTGCTGCACAGGTGCTGCCGCTCTACGAGAAAGAATCGGGTCTGGTGGCGCAGATAGACGCCGCCACGACGGTTGAAGAAGTTGAATCTATAGCTTGGTAAAGGAGTTATAAATGGACACCAAATCAAAACCCGGTTTGTACGCAAACATCCACGCCAAACGTGAGCGCATAGCCGCTGGCTCTGGCGAGAAAATGAACAAGCCTGGCAGCAAGGCAGCACCTACGGCAGCGGCGTTCAAGGCCAGCGCAAAGACGGCCAAAAAGAAGTAATTCATGCTGGGCTTTGATGCCATTGCGGCGCTGCCCATCAGCAGCTTGCCGCTTGTTGTTACCCCAGCACCCCCGTTTTGGGGTAGCAAGGGCGGCATAGGCAAGAAGAAGCGCAAACAAAGGCATGAGGATGTTGAAGAGCTTGTCACCGAGCTGCCAGCCGCCGAGATGGCCGCGCAAATGCGTGAGGTCATGCTGCCGCCTATGGATCTGCTGCCTGACTTGGTTCAAACGCGCAAGGCCATCGCAGAAATTGAGGCCGAGCGTGACGATGAAGAATCCATTTTGTTGTTGTTGATGTGAGGCAAACCATGTCAGACGGTGGAAAAGGTGACAACAGACGCCCAGGCGACGACGCTGCATTTGCAGCCAACTTTGACCGCATCTTTGATGGCGGCATTAAGCGTGGCTCTTGGGTGTTTGTAGATGGCCAAATGGTGCCCAAAGACAAGTACCAACGGCCTGCGCCAGAGGCGCACATGGTCATGACCGACATTCAACCTTACCAATCTATGGCCACCGGCGAAATGGTCGGCGGCAGGGCGCAGCATCGAGAGCATCTTAAGCGCCACGGATTAATTGAAGTTGGCAACGAAACCAAGTACCTCAAAAACGAACCCAAACGGGAACCCGCAGCCGTTCTAAAACGACGGATTGCGGAAATTGTCAATGATCGGTTAAGATAAACAAACCTTTGAAAGGATTTTAAAATGGCACTCTCACGCGAAGTAATGTTGGCCGGTTTCTCGGCTGGTCAAGCTCGGGGTCTGGGCGGCGGTTACGCCGGTTTGGTCGCTTTGGGTTCTACCCAAGACAACGCCGCACCCATCACGGCTAGTATGCACGTTGTGACAGGCGCAGACGCTACCAAAGGCGTTCGTCTGGTTGGCGAAGTTGGCGATTCTGTTTGGCTGTTTAACAGCTCGGCATCAGTACTCAAGGTCTACGGCTCTACGGGCGAGGCAATTGCCGTGCCCGCAACCGGCCTTGGCACCGTCAATGCTGCCTATAGCCAGACGGCACAATCGGTGGTTCAGTATTTGCACGTCACGCCAACGCAATGGCTGACCAACAAGTCTGCATGATGAAAGAGCAAATAGATGAACCGCAGGTTACCTTGCGCGATGCCATCGAGTCGGCTGTCGAGGAGCATGAACCTGCTCCTGCCGTTGAACAAGACGCTGCCCCCGCAGCAGCTCCACGCGACGATGCTGGCCGCTTTGCCGCCCCACCGCAAGACGAGCAACCCGCACCCGTCCCGACCAAGCCTCGGCCTTCTTCTTGGAAGAAGGATTACGATGAGCATTGGACAAAGCTAGACCCCAGCCTGCAAGACTACATTGCCCAGCGCGAGCAAGAGTACGCAAAGGGAGTTAGCACCTACAAACAGAACTGGGATCAGGCCGCGCCTTTGTATGAGGCCATGCAGCCGTTTATGCCGCTGCTTCAGGAAAACAACATTGACCCGAAGCAATGGATCAGTAACCTGGGCAATGCCCACCGTATGCTGGCCCAAGGCTCAGACGATGAGAAGCTGCGGATGTTTGCCCAGTTGGCCACCGACTACGGCGTGCCGCTTGGGGCGTTGACAGGCCAGCAGTCTGGCATTGACCCGCAGTTCTCTCATTTGGCCCAAAAGCTCGGGCAAATGGAAAACCGCTGGAGCCAGTTTGAACAACAACGAGAGCAGCAAGAAAACGCTGCTTTGCAAAACGACATTTCTGCTTTCTCTCAGAAAGCACCTTATTTTGAGCAAGTACGCGAAACGATGGCTGGACTCCTCCAATCAGGCGTGGCGCAAGACTTGCAAAGTGCCTACGACAAGGCGATCCGATTGAACGATGACATTTGGCAGCAGCAACAGGCAGAACAAGCCAAAGCCGCAGCCGAACAGAATCAACAAAAGGTCGCTCAAGCAAGGGCAAAGGCTGTGTCTCCAAGGTCTTCCTCCCCAACAGGGATGACAAGCGGCGGAAACGGCAAAAAGAGTCTGCGGGATATGCTGGCCGAGCAAATCGACAACCAGCTTGCCTCGCGGGTTTAATTTTGATTCATTGAAAGGAACTTATCATGGCTTTCGCCAATAGCTCCATCAGCGATATCATTGCCACCACCATTCAATCTCGTTCGGGTGAGCTGGCTGATAACGTGATGCAAAACAACCCGCTGCTTCAGCGTCTGAAGCAACGTGGCAACGTCCGTCCATTCTCGGGTGGTAACGTGATCTTAGAAGAGATCATGTACAACGACACCTCGACAAACAACACCAACAGCTATTCCGGCTACGAAGTGCTGAACATTGCACCGAACAGCCCGATTTCTGCTGCTCAGTTTGCCATTACCCAGTACGCCGCTGCCGTGACCATGAGTGGTCTGGAGATGCTGCAAAACGCTGGCAAAGAGCAGATCATTGATTTGCTTGAAGGCCGCATTCGTGTTGCTGAAGCGCAGCTCATGAACCGCATTGACACCGACATCTACTTGGATGGCACGGGCAACGGCGGTAAGAACATCACCGGCCTGGCTGCTGCTGTTCCTGATGCTCCGACGAGTGGAACCTACGGTGGTATTGACCGCGCAACGTGGACTTTCTGGCAGTCGCAGAAGTACAGCGGCAACACCAACGGCGGCGCATCAGTTTCCGCAGCCAACATCACCCAGTACATGACCGCTCTTGCGCTCCAACTGGTTCGCGGTAATGACAAGGCTGATTTGCTGGTTGCTGACAACAACTATTACAGCCTGTACGTCAATGCGCTGCAAGCCATCCAGCGCGTGACCTCTGAAAACGAGGCAGGCTCCGGTTTTGCTTCGCTCAAGTTCTACGGCGGCGGCACGTCTGCTGACGTTGTGCTTGGCGGTGGTATTGGCGCACACGCAACGGCCAACCATATGTGGTTCTTGAACACTAAGTACATTTGCTTCCGTCCTCACAAGGATCGGAACTTTGTGCCAATCGGTGGCGAGCGCCAAGCTGTCAACCAAGACGCAATTGTGAAACTGATCGGCTGGGCTGGTAATATGACCTGCTCGGGCGCTCAGTTCCAAGGCGTTTTGATCGCTTAAAGGAGCAAATACTATGGCATATACTATTACCGACCACGAAGCAGGTTTCCTGCCCATCAACGTCATTGATACCGGCGTTCTGACGGCATTGTCAGTCTCGTCAGGTTCTACCACCACCATCCCAACGCCTCCAGCCGTTCCCGGCCAGATCGTGAAGGGGTTTGATCCTGTCTACGGCATGGGCGAGTTCATCTTGCTCAAGGGCGTAACTTCGACGGCTGTTGGCTCGCTGGTGATTTACAACACCACAAACTACACCACGACGCTTTGCCCTGTGACGGCCAACCTTGGCTCGCCTGTGGCCATCTCGATGACCGCAAACACCTCGTCTTCTAACTGGTCTTGGTATCAGATTGAAGGCGTGGCTGTTGTTGCCAAGTCTGCTGTTGGCTTGGCCAACAACGTGGCCATTGGCGTTAGCTCAATTGGCAAAGTGGGCACCTCAGCTTCTGGCAAACAGATTCTTGGCGCACGCACGGCCAACTCAACTGCGTCGGCAACGACCACGGTGCAGCTTATTCTGAACCGTCCTCACCTCCAAGGCCGCGTGACCTAATCGGTTTTTGCGCTCTTGGCCATGCCTCCAGGCTTACAGCTTTGGAGGCATTTTTCAATTTAAATGCCTACAGCATGAACATCGAAACGACTTGCAACACATCCGACGACATACTGTTTGAACAGATCAAGTTCAACAGCCACCGATCTAATGATTGGCTTTTTTCCGCTGATGCTCACGACGGCTTTGCCGTCATCGTTGGCGGTGGCCCAAGCGTGGCCGACTGGGTTGACGAAATCCGCGCCCGCAAGCAACACGGCCAGACCATTTTTGCGCTCAATGGCGCAGCCCGCTGGCTCGCGCAACACGACATTGAAGCCGATTACTGCATCATCGTAGACGCCCGCGAAATCAATTTGTCCATGCTGGGTTATGCCAAGCAGTATCTGCTTGCCAGTCAATGCCACCCGAGCCTGTTTGATGCCTGCCCCGACGCCCTGCTGTGGCATCAAGAGTATCCGCAAGACATGGCACGCTTTGACGCTTGCCTGCCTGCCAATCCACCCGCACACACGCTGATTGGCGGCGGCACTACCGTGGGCTTGTCTGGGATGGTTGTGGCCTATGCAATGGGCTATCGCTTGCTGCACCTGTATGGCTACGATTCAAGCTACCGCAACGGCCATTGCCATGCGTACAGTCAAAACGACCCCCAGCGCGTTGATTGCGTGGCCACAGTCGCAGGAAAACAGTTTCAGACCACTCTGGCTATGGCCAAGCAAGCCGAGCTGTTTCCGCAGCTCTCAGACAGCCTGATTGACCTAGGCTGCACGATCACCATTCGAGGCGACGGCTTGCTGCCGTGGACAAGCAAGGCATCGGCCATTGCGCCTGAGCCTATAGACGAGCAAGACAAGTACAAAGCCATGTGGTCAATTGATGCTTACCGCAACGCAGCGCCTGGCGAAGGCGTTGCTGACCTGTTTTGCCTTGCTACGCTGCCCACCGCATCCAGCACCGTCATTGACTTTGGCGCAGGCACGGGACGAGGTGCAATGCGCATACATGACGCGCATAATTGCCATGTACTGATGCTGGACTTTGCCGACAACTGCCTTGACGAGCGCGTTAGGGCCAAACTAAGCGACAAATTGCGCTTTGCCGTGGCCGACTTGACTCAACCAATCCCGCATCGTGCCGACTACGGTTTTTGCACCGATGTGATGGAACACATCCCGCCAGAGCAAATCAGCGCTGTGATTCATAACATCATGACTGCAGCGCCGCAAGTGTTTTTTCAGATCTCGACCGTCACCGATACAATGGGCGCATTGATTGGCCATCCTTTGCACCTTACGGTGCAAGATGCCAGTTGGTGGCGTGATTTATTCGTGTCCCTTGGCTACACCGCCCGCTGGGAAAGCACACAAGACACAGCGGTGATGTTTTTCATAACTCAACCACTTGAGGAAGAAAATGCTTGATTCAGATTTGGGCGGTTCAATACTGCCAGCAGTTCGGTTCTATTCCAAAGAGGTGTTGCACGAATTCAAAACGCAGCAAGAAGGTCGTCCTATTTACTACATGACCGACTTTGTTCGCATTGAAATCCCTGGTAATCAGTTCACGATTATCGACACTTTTGCCAACGACACTCACAAAAAGCAGTACCCAACCCAATGGGCGCACTATCAAAACGAAAAGCGCGACATGGGCGAGGACGACATTTCTGGAACCCTGCTGCGCGATTGGCCGCTGCTGACCGCGGCACAGGCGCGTGAACTTAAGCATTATCACTTCTACACCGTTGAGCAATGCGCCAACGCATCCGACGAGCAACTGTCCAAGATTGGCATGATTGTCGGCATGGGCAGCCATGCCTTCCGCGACCGTGCCCGCAACTACTTGGCACGCGCCAAAGATTCGGCCATTGTGGATGCCCAGGCTGACGAGCTGCGAAAGCGCGACACCGAGATTGAGGCGCTTAAGCAGCAGATGTCGAAACTGATGGACAAGAGCGATGCGCCAAGGCGTGGCAGACCGCCCAAAATGGCCGATGAGGCCGTAACAGAAAGCTGATATGTCCTCCACTCTCCTGCAACTTATTCAGCAAGCCAGCGCCGAGATGGGGCTGACTATTCCGACCCAAGTGGTCGGAAACACCGATCCTCAAGTGCAGCAAATGCTGTACCTGTTGAACTCGGTGGGCAATGAGGTGCGGCGAGAGTACCCGTGGGAAGCGTTAAACATCCCGTACAGGTTCACAACTCAATACTTGATTACAACAGGCGACGTTACGCAAAACAGCGCAGTAGTCACTAACATTCCCGACACAACGGGACTGTCGGCCTACTATATGCTGGCAGGCACGGGCATCAATCAGGACACCTACATTCTGTCGGTGGACAGCAGCACTCAGGTCACGCTGACTCAGGCAGCATCGGCAACCAGCATCGGTGCCACGCTGAACTTTGGCCAGACCATCTACCCGCTGCCGTCTGACTTTGACCGTCAGATCGACCGCACGCACTACGACAAGTCAAAACGCTGGGAGATGCTTGGCCCAGAGACTGCCCAGCAATGGGAGTTCCTGAAATCCAGTTACATCAGCACCGGCCCACGGATGCGCTACCGCTTCATTGGCGGCAACTTCCAAATCTGGCCCAACGTCACAACCAATGAGTATCTGGGCTATGAGTACGTCTCCAACGGCTGGGTCAATCAAACGACCACGCCGCAGTCATCGTTTACAGCCGACACAGATACTTGCATCTTCCCTGACCGTCTGATGGTCTTGGGCTTAAAGCTCAGATTCTTTGAGGTCAAAGGCTTTGACAGCACGGCTTACTACCGAGACTTCTACCAGCAGCTCAACATTGCCAAGTCTAACGACGGCGGCTCGATGACTTTGAGCATGGCTCCGAAGATGAGCAGCGTGCTGATTGGGTTTGAGAACATTCCAGACGGTTCAATTTACGGGCAGGGGTGAGGCATGGCTGAGAATCTCAAACTTGCCAAAGCGTTGCGACAAGCTGAGATGCGCCCCACGCCTCGCAGCGGCATGACTGGTATGTTGGCCGATGCTTTGATGGGCGCTCGGAACTTTGCAGATCGAGCCAGAGTGCCCGAGTCGGTGCCGCTGATTGGTGGACAGAACTTGGGTTCAATGTTCCTTGGCCAAGCGCCCGAAGAGATCGATAAGATGTCTTACGGCGACTGGCCGATTCAGATAAACCCCTACGCAGGCCGCACGGCCAGCTTTGTGCCTGAGATGAAACGAGGCCGTGGCCAAGGGCTGGCTGATGCGTTGTTGCTGCTGTCGCTGCCTGGCGGCAAGACTGCGGCAAGCATGATGATGGGTGCGGTGCCGGGGATGGATGCTGCGGCTTTTGCTGGTGTGCGGCGCGCCGAACAAAAGTTGGCAGCACTAAAGTCGGCAGGCGTTGTTGATGACGCTGGCAACACTTGGCAGTTGGCCCGCCATTCGGCAACTGGAGCGCCAACGTGGTCATCTAGGGTGGGGCGTGTGGCCTTGCCTGACTCAAACCGAAGGGGTGTGGTGCAAACGTTTGCGGATCCCCAGCGGCTCAACGACTACCGCGCAGAAACCCTGCAAAGGTTGCGTAATTTGGATGATGAAAGGGCGGCTGCCGCATCAATTTCTCAACCCACACTTTATGAGCAACCGGCGTGGGCCAGACAGCTAACTGAGACAGCGCCAAACCGTGCAGCGGGGCCGCAGTTTTGGGAAAAAGAGCTGCTTCCAAAAGACGCCATCACCGCTTTTGCAGACACATCTAAAAGTACGCCGGGAGGTCTTTTGTATGGACTAGGAACCAAAGCTACAGATGCGAGCAAGGTGGCCTCGTCTTTGGGTGGTACGCGGCCCATTCAAGCGCAATGGATTGGTGACGACCTAAAGTTTTCCAATGAGATGGGCAGCCTTAAAGTGTTGGACGCAAACACTCAACCCGTCATTCGATCATTGGATGCGCAGTCATCTGGCAAACCAGACGGTGGTGGAAAGCAGCTTTATCAGGCAGCAATGCAATGGTTGGCCAACAACAACAAACTTGCTCTGCCTGACAGCGGCCTGTCGGACATCAATCATTTACGCAAGATTGGCAATGAGCTTTCGTCTCAAGTTCGCAATGAAAAGCCAACTGCCTTTATGAACACAGACCGTGTTTCTGGCGTGTCTGATGTGCCAAGTTTGTGGCTGGCCGAGGCTCAGGAGACACGCAAACGCGCACCCTCAATGATGAACCTCACGTTTGATGGCGGTGGCTTCAAGCTCAACAACACACCAGCTACTGACAAAGACATCTCTGAACTGCTGCGTGCATACGACCCGACTTTTTCGGAAGGCGTTGGGGCAATGACGGCCAAACGAGCCGCATTGCTTGACTGGCTATACACCGCCACACCAGAACAAGCCAAACAAGCCGCCAAGCTCATTGCAAGCGGCGGCTTGTTGGGGGTTGGGCCGGTGTTTGCCGCCGACAAAGAAACTCAGAGATTGAAATAAAAGATCAGTTAATTGTTAGGTAACCAAATAATGGCTCTCATCTCCCGCGCCAAATCTCGTTCTGTTTCAGTCACCGCCCCCGTGGGCGGGTGGAACGCCCGCGATTCGCTGGCTGATATGCCGCCTGCCGATGCGGTCATTATGTTGAACTGGTTTCCGTTGACCACCGAGGTCACGTTACGCAAAGGCTATACCGAGTGGGCCACAGGCATTTCAGGCCAGGTGGAAAGCTTGTTTGTCTATGCAGGCTCGACAACCAACGAACTGTTTGCAGTCGCTGGCGGGGCTTTCTACGACGTCACAGCCAATGCTGCGGTCGGCGCAGCGGTAGTGACGGGTGCATCTAACAGCCGATGGCAATACGTCAACATCAGCACAACTGGCGGCAACTTTATGTACGTTGCCAACGGCGTTGACAAGCCCTATCTGTACAACGGAACAACTTGGACGCAGATCGACGCCGTATCAACGCCTGCGATCACGGGTGTGACCACAACCACGCTCAACAACCCGATCACCTTTAAGAACCGCTTGTGGTTCATTCAGGACTCAACGCTTGTTGTTTGGTACTTGCCAACCGACAGCATTGGCGGTACGGCGAACAAGATTGATATGTCTGCCGTTGCCCAGTTGGGCGGCTACATCGTTTATCACTACACATGGTCGCTAGACGCTGGCGATGGCGTTGATGACTACTATGTGGCCGTGACGAGCATGGGTGAGATCATCATCTATCAAGGCACAGATCCCAGCAGCTCTACCACGTTTGGACTGAAAGGCGTGTGGCAGCTTGGCCACCCTGTTGGCGAGCGTTGCCTGTACAAACTGGCAGGCGATCTGCTGTACATCAGCCAAGACGGTCTGATCCCGCTGGCCGGAGCGTTGCAGTCCAGCCGAGTCAATCCCCGTGTTGCCTTGACCGAAAAGATTCAGTACGCTGTCAGCTCGGCCATCAGCATCTACGGCGACAACTTTGGCTGGCAATTGATGTACTTGGCTCGAGAAAACCAGTTATACCTAAACGTTCCCGTGTCCGAAGGACAAGACCAGCAGCAATATGTGATGAACACCATCACAAAGAGTTGGGCGCAATTCACAGGCTGGCAAGCCAACTGCTGGGAGTTGTTCGGAGACAAGCCTTTTTTTGGCGGCAACGGCTACGTTGCGCTGGCGTATAACGGCCTGACCGACAACGGCGCGAACATTAACGGCAAGGCGCTGCAAGCGTTTTCGGGCTACAACTCAAGCGGCTTGCTTAAGCGTTTTACCATGATGCGCCCGATCTTCCGCACAAACGGCACGCCTGCCGTGTTGGGCACGATCAATTTAGACTTCAACCTTGATCTGTCTGCGGCGTCGCTGTCCTTTTCGCCAACGGCCTACGGCGTGTGGGACACATCATTGTGGGACACAGGCATTTGGTCTGGAGAACTGACTGTGTTGCAACCTTGGCAGGGGGCATTTGGCGTCGGCTACTACGGCGCACCTCAAATCCAATGTGCCGCCAATGGCATTGACATTCGCTGGGTCGCCACCGATGTAGTGTTTGAGGTAGGTGCCATTCTGTGAGTCTTGTTCTTGACCCTGACCTTGTTGGCCCGTGGGTGGCTGCAAAGTCTGGTTGCGACTACAAGCCAGGCGATGCCACGATTGGCTGGGAACGCAACGGCGAGCTGATTGCAGGCGTTCTGTACAACGACTACAACGAGGCCAACATCCAAATTCACAGCCGTGTGGATGGCTATGTACCGATGGAATGGTACTGGACAATTTTTGATTACCCGTTCAAACAGTTGGGCGTCAAAAGACTGAGTGGTATAGTTTACTCTACCAACTTGAAGGCCCAGAAGCTCAACGAGCATCTAGGCTTTCAGCGCGAAGCAATCCTGCGAAATTACTTTCCAGAAGCTGACGCGATTGTCTATGTGATGTTCAAAGACGATTGCCGATTCTTAGGAGAGAAATATGGGAAAAAAAAGCAAAGCGCCGAAGGCACCTGACTACACGGCGCTGGCAGAACAGACTGCCGCAGCTCAACGTGTCAATCAATACACGCCTTATGGCTCGCTGACGTACAGTCAGGTAGGCACTCAAGGCGGCTTTACCAACCCCAAAACAGGCAAGACCATTGGCGGCCAGCCCATATACGGCCAGACGCTGACGCTCTCGCCTGAGCAGCAACGCTTGTTGAATCAGCAAAATCAAACAAGCATGAACCTTGCAAGGTTGCAAGATCAGGCTACGGCTCGCGTTGCGGCGCAACAAGCGCGTGGTTTTGGTGACGAGAATCTGTCTGCAATGGGCAGCGTCTACGACCCCAACATGGCCACGAACACGGCCACGCAAGCCATTCTGAACCGTTTGCAGCCAACGCTGCAACAACAGCGCAGCGGGCTTGAAACTCAACTGAGCAATCAGGGGTTGGCCCGAGGCACGGAAGCCTACAACAACGCTCTGCGCGACCAAAACCAGCGCGAAAACGATCTGTATCAGCAAGCCGCGCTTCAAGGTATTAACCTTGGGATGCAGCAGCAAGGCCAGACGTATCAGCAGGCTATGGCACGGCGTCAGCAAGGTTTGCAAGAACAGAACTACTTTAACACCCGCGACATCAACAACCTCAACGCTTTGCGTAGCGGCTCACAAGTCACCACGCCGCAGTTTGGGGCTGCGCCTGGAGGGGCAAACTACTCCCAGGCTGGTCAGCAGCAGTATCAGGCTGCGCTGGGGAACTACAACGCGCAGCAGCAAGCGTCAGGCAATTTAATGGGTGGCTTGATGGGCTTGGGTGGCGCTGCATTGCAAGGCGCTGGCTATGCTGGCGGGTTTGGGGCATTGTTCTCTGACCGCCGCCTCAAGGAAAACATCAGCAAGGTCGGCCAACTTGACAACGGCTTGAACGTCTATTCGTATCGCTACAAGTCCGGTGGCCCGATGCACATTGGCGTGATGGCCCAAGAAGTTATGGAAGTCAATCCAAGCGCGGTTCATATCATGCCTGATGGTTTCTTAGCTGTTGATTACGGAGCCTTGTGATGGCCAACCCATTCATCCAACAGCAAGACCCCGAAGAATTTGCCATTCTGCGCCGCCAGCAAATGGCGCAGCAGCTTATGCAGCAAGCCCAACAGCCGATGGAGCAGGGCCAGATGGTCAGCGGCATCTATGTAAAGCCAAACTTTACACAGTACCTTGCCAAAGGCTTGCAGCAGTACATGGGCGCTCGGGGAGTGCAACAGGCCGACGAGGAGGCCAAGTTGTTGTATGAGGGCCGCCAAGCTCAGACGCAGGCAAACCGGCAAAAGCTGGCCACGCTTCTTAGCCCAACGCCTGCCATTACTTTGCCAGAAGACCAGCAAGGGCCGATTGCGCCGCAACAGCCTGCTGACCCCAATGCAGCCTATCAGTTTGCCGCGCAGTCCAGAGACCCAGCATTGCAGCAACTTGGCATTACTGGCTTGGTCAATCAGCCTGCGTTGGCTGAGGCTAGGGCAGCAAGGCTTGAAGACCGAGCATTTAGACAAGAAGAATCTCAGCTTGCGCGTCAAGCTCGGATGGATGAACTCAACGCCCGATTGGCTGATGCTGCAACTGGCCGTGCCGAGCATATTGCTGCTGACAAAGAGTTGAAAACGATGATCTTGGCTGGGCAGCAAGGTGGCAGGCAACCACAGATTGTGGACACGCCCGAAGGAAAGATGGAAATTAGGCGTGCTGCTGATGGCTCAACAATTGCCGTTCCTGTTTTGGGGCCAGACGGCAAGCCAGTTGCTGGTATGCCAAGAGGCGGCAATGCTTTGTCGGCTACTGCTCAAAAAGAAGTTTTTGAAGCAGATGATGCAATTCAAGCAGGCAGTTCTGCGCTTGATGCTTTAAAGCAAGCACTTGCTGTTAACAAGACTGCTTATTCTGGGCCAAAAGCATTGTTGCGCGCTCAAGGGGTAAGTATGGTGAAGTCATCTCCAGAAGCAGATGCCACCATCAATTTTAACAACATCATTCAAGAGCAAGCATTGACTTCAATGAAGTCAATCTTTGGCGGTAATCCAACTGAAGGCGAGCGTTCTATTTTGCTTGATCTTCAGGCTTCTGTTGATAAAACGCCAAAACAGCGAGAGGATATTATTAACAGAGCTGCCGCCGCTGCTGAAAAGCGCATCAAATTTAACCAAGACAAAGCCAATCGCTTGCGCGAGGGCACCTATATGTCGCCTAGCGGCGCTCCAGCATCAAGTGGCAATAGCGGCTTCAAACTTCTTGGCCCAGCTCCAGAAGGATTATTCTGATGGCACGCTACCGAGTTCAAGGCCCAGACGGTCAGGTCTATGTTGTTGAAGGCCCAGACAATGCCAAGCCTGCTGACATTGAGGCATTTGCAGCGCAGACGTTTGGCAAACAGCAAGCGCCTGCCGCGCCTGCTCCTGCTCCTGCTCCTGCGTCATCCACCACATTCGGCCAAGACATAGGCAATTTGATTGGCGGTGCGGTGCGCGGCGCTGGCTCAGTCGGAGCCACGCTGTTGAATCCCATTGACATGGCGGCTCGGGCAATGAACAAGGGTCAGCCGATCAGCATTGGTGGTTACGACATTGCAGGGCAAGACCGTCGTGCAGGCATGACAAGTGGCTTGCAAGAGATGGGCGTTGACCCCAAATCCACGATGTACGGCATTGGCAAGTTTGGCGGTGAGATGGCCGGAACAGCAGGCGTAGGCGGGGTGCTTGCAAAAGGCTTGTCTGCGGTGCCAGCCGTATCTTCTCGCGTACCAGGGTTGATTCAAGCGTTGCGCTCAGGTGGCATGACGGGGCCAAACATTGGCACTCGCGCGGCTGGCGGTGCAGTCTCAGGCGGCGCAAGCGCGGCCTTGGTTAATCCGGAAGACGTAGGCTCTGGTGCCGCCATTGGTGCTGCATTGCCTGTGGTCGGCAAAGCAGGCTTTGCCATCACAAAGATTCTGGGCGGCACCACAGGCGTGGGCGAGGAGGCTTTGAAGCAAGCCTATCAAGCAGGCAAGCAAGGCGGCAAAAAGGCAACGTCATTTGTTGAAGCCATGCGCGAAGGCCAAAGCATGAACAACGTGCTTAATGCAGCTCGCGCCAATTTAAGCGCAATGAACGCTCAAAAGCAAAATGCTTATCGCTTAGGCATGGTTGACATCAGAAACGACAAGTCAATTCTTGACTTTGCCAACATTGACGATGCTGTAAGCAAGGCTTTTGAGATGGTAACCTTTAAAGGCAAAGTCAAAAATCAAGATGCACTCAATGCTTTAAAGAAGATCAAGTATTCCATTAAGAAATGGAAAAAACTAAACGCCGCCAAGTTTCACACTCCCGAAGGTTTAGATGCGCTAAAACAGCGCGTTGGCAGCTTGTTGGAAAGCATCCCGTTTGAGCAAAAAACGGCCCGCACCGCTGCTGGGAATGTGTACAACTCGATTAAAAATGAGATCAATACTCAAGCCCCGACTTATGCCAAGGTGATGAAAGACTATCACTCTGCATCGGAAACCATGGAAGAGATTGAGCGTGCTTTGTCGTTGGGGCAAAAGGCTTCCGACGATACGGCTATGCGGAAGCTGCAATCTTTAATGCGGAATAATGTGAATACAAACTACGGTTACCGCGACCAGCTCGCACGGCAACTGGAGAAAGCAGGCGGCAATGAGTTCATGCCAGCGTTGGCTGGCCAGGCACTCAATGACTATATGCCGCGAGGCATACAACGGGCTGTCAATCCTGCGGGTGCTATTGGCATTGGCGCATTGGGCAACATCCCTGCCGCCGTTGGCATGGGGCTGGTGTCGTCGCCCAGGCTTGTCGGCGAGGCCATGTACAAGGCTGGCCAAGGCGCTAGCTTTGTTGGGCAAAGGGTAGACCCCCGATTAATCCAAATGCTTAGGCAGGGCACCTACAGAGGCGCTCCTTTGTCCTTTACTGATATGGAGCAGCAATGAAATCCGACGCTCAACAGTTTCTCTGCTTGCTGTTTCTCAGCCGAGACGCAGCGCACATTGCCCACCTCAACACGACCAGCTTTGCCCAGCACATGGCCTTGGGCGAGTTTTACGATTCCATCATTGATCTGGCCGACAAGTTTGCCGAGGCTTACATGGGTCGCACAGGGCAGCGCATTGGCAACTTGCCAAACCTGAACAACCCCAAAGGCGACATTGTGGACGTGCTGCGTTTGCACATGGATGCCATTGAGGAGACGCGAGACTTTGTGCCCGCAAATGACACGCCTTTGAGCAACATCATCGACGAGATCGTTGGTCTGTATCTGGCCACGCTGTACAAACTAACGCTGAAGTGAGGATTACATGAGTCGCAACGGAACAGGAACATATACGCTGCCAGCAGGCAATCCGGTAGTCACGGGCACGACTATTAGTAGCACTTGGGCAAATACTTCGCTGTCTGACATTGCCACGGCGCTGACGCAAAGTTTGGCTAAGGATGGCCAAACCGTGCCCACGGCCAACATCCCGTTAGGCGGGTTCAAAATCACAGGTTTAGGCGCACCGACAACGGCAGGCGATGCGCTGGCGTATGGAAGCTCGTTGGGCGCGGTGACAGCCACCACCGGCACCTTTAGCGGCAACGTGC